CATCAGCAAGAACAGCAAAAATCATAATAGAATAGCTCCAATAATAAATCCTTTAGCAAATGAGATACAAAGCATCTGATAGTCAGTCAAGTTAAATTTATCTTGAAACCATTTTGCTTTTGCTTTATCCCAATCTTTAATTTTTGTAAGTGTTTGTCCGAGTTTCATTAGTCTTCCTCTATAAGTGTACCGTAAGATCTACGTATCTCACGTAAATCTTCAAAGTTTTTTTGTTTTGTGCCACCATCATATGACCAAGCATATCCCTCAGTGATCATTTGCTCATTGAGAGAAAGGTTGCTATCCCCAATGTATAACCAGCCAAGAAGACGGCCGTACTTCCCGACACCGCCATCCAACTCAGTACGGATAACGAGATCATCATCACCAGCAACAGCACCTTCAAGTTTCTCCTTGAGCCAGTTTGTTGCGTCGATTCCGAGTGCTTTTTCTTCAAGATTTCTGGTTCGTTTTTCGGGGGTATCAACACCTGCAATCCTTACCCTCTCTTTTTTGTATAGGTCAAATCCTAGATCTATTGTAACATCAATTGTGTCTCCGTCAAGTACCTTGTTAATTTCGATGACACGAAAGTTATAACAACTCTTCCGATTCGGTGGGGTCATTGTTCCCATAGTTTATTATTATCGCTATATTATTTAGTTACTATATCCGGGATTACTTGGATTGGCATCATAATTAGTATTAAGACCATTTGCTGTAGCTGCCTCTTCGATAGGTGGTATATCAAATTTACGAGGTCTTGGAAATAAAACACCGCTAGTAGGTCTTTTCTTATATGTTTGTTCTCTATTAAAATTTTGTGCGTTCCAATATGCCTGACGACATGGAGTTCCAGCATGATCTAGGAAAGCATGACCACCATTACCTCCAGTATAACCAGATTTGTCTTTTAAACAATGAGTGTCAACTGTTGCTTGTTGACCGGGATTTATTGGACTATTAGATGCATTAGGAACATTTGTCCATGTTGTTGTTGCCACAGACATTGCTGTTGCTTTTGCCTCTGATATAATAGATGCTTTAACTTGATCAGGAGTTGGATAAACACCATTAATTGTATAATGTTTTTCAACGTAACATGCAACCTTTCCTGCAACAGTTGGCATAGCACAACTCGTTCCACCGAATGACATCCATCTAAAATTATCCTGTAATTGAGTGGCAGTGGGAGTACCAGCAGTGAAAGTTATTCTACCTCTACCAATCACATCAACTTGAGGCCCCCTTGCAGAATAATCATCTAATACTGGACACCCCTCACTATTACCACCAGCAGCAACATTTATTGATTTAGCAAGACCTCCGGGCCCATATGGTCTAAGAACATACCATCTCGAAGTATAACTAGTGCTTCTTGTAATTGTTACTGGATCGTTTTGATTTCCAGAGGCAGGAAAATTATGAGTATATAGATTTATTGATCCACTTGTATCCACGTATGTACCACTAAATTCTGGTTGTGTGGTTTGACAGGATACAGCTCCTCCATTTCCTTCGCTAGTGACAATATGTATTCCAGCATCCCAACATTGTTCCATTGCAGTATGATAACTAGGTAGACCATCAACTGCTCCTTGACCCATGTTTATTGTCCAATACCAAGTATTTTCAAGTGGATCTAGTAATTGAAAAGGTATAATATTTCTCTCTACAAAAGGAGTCAAATTTGATCCCCAACCATTGTATGGTCTATTGACTGTACCTAGACTTGGACTCGTTACACTAGTAACATCATTCACTCTTATTGAATATTTTCTAGTGGTAACTGGATGATGCCATTCAGTAACTATCACAGTTGGATTTGGAAAACCTGTTGCTGGATTATTAGATTTAGATTGATGCCAAGATTTTATTGAATTTAATGTTGCAGTAATACCATGACCAGTAATATAAGCCGCGTACATTTTTGATCTCTTTGCAAATCCTCCAACTATTCCACCAGCAGCACTCAATGTTCCAACCGAATGACCGTTAAGCATAATACCACTGCTTACCTGATTATTATGACTATTACTAAGACCGGGCCAGTTCATTGGAATCATCCTTGTACTACCTGTATCAGGGTCAAGATAATCAGGATGATTTACATGATAATTTTGATATTCAGCAGAAGGAGCAGATGAACCACCTTCAACTACAACAATATCAACAAATTTTCCAGTGTATGTTGAATAGTAGGTTGAGTCACTACCATATGTTCCATGATCACTTGCTGGTTGTGATCCAAAATGTCTTATATTATCTCTCTGTCCATAAAAATCACCGTAATAATAATGATTACCAACAGTATGTCCTGTAGCACTTTGTCCATTATGACTTACTGTTCTATCAGGTGTTGGGTCAGGGATATGATCGGTATCAAGATAATGTTGATAGGATAACATTTTATCACCACGAAAATTATTCCAATAAGTTGTTCCTCCGATAGACTTATTTGCTAATGTATATACTGACGGAACTGAAGGATAGGTAACAGGAGTGGGTGATTCATCAAAAAATTCAACAGACTCTACATCATGATGATTTTTTAATGTTTCCAGATAAGATTCCTCAACATTTAAAACAACCATCTTGTCGATACTTTCTACTCTATCTTTTAATTCTACTTCTGGAAGTTTAGTAATTGATTCTATAAAGGATACTTCATGAGCACCTTCCTTTAGAACTACATCAGTAATACGTTTTGCCATTATGCCTCTAACGCAACAGTTGTGAGTGTCACAGTTATGGTATTACTACCACTTGATGCTCTTTTATTAACTACCTTTGCATAAATTTGTGATGCTGGTGTACCATCATTATTCCATCCGAGCACAGCAGGAGTCATTAAAAATGTTGAAGAACCAGAACTCGTTGTACTTACCTCAGTCAAAACACCTGAACCCGGTGTGGGATCTGTTCCTTCTGATCTACTTGAATCATTTGATCTTGAAGTAGAGTCAGTATATAAAATTACATATGCAGGTGCGTTAATAGAAACCTTTAATAAAGAAAAAGATTTACCAGCTGTTGGAATCGTAATATTAGCAGATGCAGTTTGTGCAATTGAACCAGTGCTTGCAGAGGTTGTGCTCCTTGATCCAAGTGATCCTCCACCTCCTCCACCACCAGTGGATGCAAATGTAATAGTATCAGTTCCAGCGTTAGTTGTGATAGTCATATTACTACCAGCAACCAATGTAAGTGTATCCGAAGTGCTATCTGCTACAACATTACTTTGACCTGATACTGCGATGGTAGAAAATAAATTTGAAGATCCACCTCCACCACTACTAGGAAGATTAGTTAATAAAGATCCATCACCACTAAATTTAGTTGCAGTCGCTATACCAGATACATTTATACCTCCACTAAAATTAGTTGTGGTTGCAGTAACACTTAAGGTGCTAGGACTCTCTATCGTAGGAGTTCCAGTACCATCTAACTTTATTTCCTTCGTTCTAAAAGGCTGCTCTGACATGATTCTTTTTAGTTATTTATGTTTGAAGTTCCAACGGGCCTGATATTGTCATATCGCCATTAAATAAACATTCACCTACTGATGTCGATGATGTGGGAGCGTCCCATAATATTTTCCTATCACCTCCCATTAAACTATATTGAGTTGCCCAATCAGTAGATTCTGGATCTGTAGGTTCGGTATTTGGTTGCGAAGTTCCTGCACCACTAGCAAATCTATCCTCTGGTTGATTAGTTACTTTTGTTTCTAACCAATTTTTTACATCTGACCATATCCAGTTTCTGTTATATTGTAGTTTTGTAGCTACAATACCTGTTCCAGTGGGACATGCTGAACTTGTGCCTCCAAATTCACCATCATATGAATCAATTGAAGTTGAACCATTATAAGTATAGTTTCCATCAGCACGAAAAAATTGTGTTCCATATGCACCAGAATTATATGCTGATACAGAATCATTACCTAAAGTATAAAAATCTATTGCGTTACCCATATTACTATAGGTTGCCTTTCTTTCTCCATTTGAATCTTTATTTCCTGTATATAATGTATCAAGTGCCCCTACACTAAAAGAACGATATGTTTCCACACCATTTATATTTGACATACCGATACTTGCAGGACTACCGGGACGATGGATGGTTCGTGTTCTACT